GCTTACTCCTTCTCGCTTCGGATACAGACGCCCAACACGCAATTCGAGCCGACGCCTACCGGCGCGGCTCAATTGCAACGTTCTGCCTTACTTCCACGAGCTTCGCCTGAACCTCGTAGATCCATTCGTCAGGGCCTTCCTTGATGGCGCGGCCCGTCCCCTTAATTTCGGAGATACCTTGTTTCTTGCGGTCGTTGAAGCAGAGGCATTTACTCTCTGCCGCGTCGATGGTCGGCACGCCATCGCGGAACCAAGTCGATGCCTCGCAGGTACATCCGATACCGCAGTCCCGCAGCAGGTTGAAACACGGCTCAATTTCGCCGTCAAACTTCTTGCGTGTGCCAGGCCGGAACTCGCGCCGCACCGTCAGCGTTGCCACATCAATCCATTCCATATCTCTCTCCGAAAAAGGCAGAACACGTCGGTCGTGTGGGACCTGCGCGAAAAGCCGCGCAGGCCCCACACCTAAGCGTTGGGCGCTTCAGGTTCGCCGGGCACGATGGCTTCATGTTCCTGCACCTGGTGCACCGCCCAGCGGTTGAACGTCGCGTGCCGCTCCAGCGCGTCCAGCAGCGCAGCGCCTAACGCCGCGTGGTCCTTGACTTCAACAATCTCTTCTTCGGCCGCGATGTTGTCGGCCAGCCATTCGTCAATGCGCTCGGCGAAGTCGCGGCCCAGGTGTTCGGTGCTCTTGCGCAGGAAGTACATCGCAGGCTTCTGCACGCCGGTCCAGACCTTTCGCGTCTCTCCCGGTTCATCGCGGCCTTCAAGTTCTGCCGTCGCCTCGGCCAGCGCGTCCTCGCGGGTGTCGAAGTCGCCGTAGAACTCTTCCTCATCGGTGCTGTAGCAGTAGCGCGCTTCGGCGCCAGCGCCCAACCCCTCGCTCGAACCGAGCCCCAACAGCGGGCCGCGTTCGTGGTTTTCGTTTGCTTCGGTGGTGCTCATGTATTTCCTCGCGCTGTTGGGTCCGGTTCAGCTCGAACGTTAGGCCCAAGAGCATCGCGGGCCTTCTTGCCAATCGCAGCCATAGCGCGTCCAAGCTCTGCGTCTGTCAGCCCAGGAGTCGCGGCAGTAGCTCCATCAATCCACTGCAGCGCCGCCCGCAACCGCTCGTTGTCTTCGCGCATCCTGGTGCGCCCATTCGTCAGCCCGTCCCGGGCGTACTGCAGGTCGCGCTTCAGGGCCGAGTTCTCGGCGCGCAGCCGCTCCAGCTCGGCCTGCGCTGCCTGGGTGCTCACCTCGACCGTGATGTTTCCGTCAGCCATCGTCAGACTCCAATCCCATGCGCGCGCTCAATCAGGCGCGCGAACAACTCGTGCACTTCGGGGTCGTGCTGTCCGCCTTGTTCCAGCAGTTCGTGCGCCTCGTCCCACAGTTCTTCAATCTCCAGCGGGTCGCGGGGCGTCTTCTGTGCTGCGCTCAGGGCAACGTGCATCGCGCGCAGTTGCACGGTGGCGTGGGCGTGCCAGTCAAGGTTGCGCCGGTTCAGCGGCACCCACGACAGTTGCATGGCCTCGGAGCCATCGCCGGCCACTTCCGGCCGTGGGGCTTGAAGTGCTGCCACCGCCTCGTCCAGCAGCGCCGCGATGTCGCTTGCGCCGTCGTTGCGGCACAAGTCGGCCTCGTCTTGCAGCCTCGAAATCAGGTCGGTTTGCTTATCCACGTTGTTTAGTCCTAGTACGGTTGCACTATCTCGCTTCGGGGCCAGGGCCTAACAAGCCGGTCAAGGGCGACCGTCCGCTGGCGCGGCCGGCGCCTTACCGGCAGCGTTAGGCATCAGTAAGGCCGCTCGCGCTCATACGCGCTGCTATTCCAGGCGTCCCACCATGCCTGCTTTGCTTGCTTGTAACTCCACGACTCACGCCCATCCTCCGGGCCAAGCACACCGGGCGGGCTCTCCGCGTCGCCCTTGAAGTTCTTGGTTCGCAGCGCGGCCAGGATGCAGGCCGGGCAGTGTTCGGCCGCCTTGCACATGGCCGCGAAGCCTTCGGCGTCCATGATCCGCACCAACTCATCGCGCGGCGGCGCCGGCTCTGGCCCGCCTTCGTCGGCCAGCATCTTGCACATGCCGCACACGCGCTGCGGGTTCAGCGTGCAGCCGCGCTCATGGCGGCGCATGGCGCTGGGCGATCCGTTACCCTTGTTGCAGTGGTCGCAGTAGTAGCGCGGCCTCATCGCTGTTCGCATGCTTCTTTCCCTTCGTTCGCCACTGATGCCTAACACTTCGCTCAAGGGCGACAGTCCCGGAGTACCGGGCCTGCGCCTTAGCTCAAGCGTTAGGCGCTTGGCTCGCGCACACGGTCAAGCCACTCGCGCAGCCGCTGCACGCCGATGCGCTGCAACTTGGCTTTTTGCTCCTTGGTTAGCCGCACCGGCACCACCACTAGCTTCTCGCCGGGCGGCAGGGCCGGGCGGCCAAGCCTCTTGCCGGCCGGCATTACGCCGGCCCCATCCTTTGGAGCAAGCTGCCCCAAAGCTCCGTGCTACCGCACGGCGTCGGCCTCTGGGCCTCGGCCACCTCAGCGAGGCCCTTGGCCTCGTCTTCCAGCCACTCGAAAGGCTGGTAGTCAAGGCGTGCGAGGTCTTCTGCGGCGGCGGCGACAAATTGTGCCCGCCGGATCGGCGAGCTGACGGTCTGGGTGACCGCCTCGGCCAGCCAGACGGCGGCGGCGAAGCCGCCGAACGTAAGCCGGGGGCCGAAGCCCTTGGCAGTCAGCAGGGTGGTGACAGTATTGGCGGTCATGGTTTTCTCCGGTTGATTGCTGCGCGTTGTGTTGCAGTGGTGTTAATGTAATACCGCAATGGCAATCATGCAAGCGCTTTTGTGTAACACCGAAACGCGCCTAACAAGCCGGTCAACCGGGACCGCCTGACGGCGGCCGGTTACCGGCAGCGTTCTCCACTCGCTCATGCCGTCGCCCGCCCGATCTCAGCGGCTGCGCGGACGATGGCGCGGCGGGTGGCGGACTGCTTGTCGCCTTCCGCATGGTGCTCAGTCAACGCTTCGTAGTCGCCTTCGAGCGGGAACGTCACGCTTTGACCCGGGCCGCCAACGCCGGTGTCGTGCATCAGGTCGATGTTCAGCGCCACCGCCAGCCGCAGCGCGTCGCCGTCGTAGTCCAACGGGTTCCAGAAATAGCGCGGCGTGCCATCGTTTGTTTCGCAGAGCCACGCCCGCACATCTTCAACCCACTTAATGAAAGTGATCCCCGCCGCCTTCGCGGCGAGTTCCAGTAGTTCGCGGTCAGAGGTCATTGTTTACTCCTTGATACGGCGTCTATACAGGTAGAGTGCAACCGTGCCGCCGATCCAGTGTCCGGTTGAGTACAGATAGATACTGAGCGCGAGCATTAAACCGGCGTCAGTCATGGCTTCTTCTCCAGCACTTCCTGCCACTTCTTGAACTCCTCGCGCCACGCGGATACTTCCTCGCGGATGATCCGACGGATGTCGGACTCTGTGAGTGGTTGCGCGGGCTGGCAGCCACCGACTGGCGGCATGGGCTTGTAGGCAGAAGGTCGGTGCTGGTCAATCAACCAACACCGGCACTGCGGCCCAGCGTAGCCGGCTGGGCCGTCGAATTGCGGCAGTCCGCAGCGGTGGCAGGTTGTCATCTCCGCTCCTTCATCGCCGCGTCGATGGCTTCGTCTAGGTCATCGCCCGTTATGATCCAGGCATCGGGGCCTACCTGTAGGTGATTTGCGCGCAGCCACCGATACCGTGCCGCATCCAGGCGCAGCGCATCGCGCTCCTTGGTCAGATCCTCAACCTGTTGCCGCAGGTTGTCGGTGTTGTTGGTCAGCCGCTCGATCTCGTCGGCGGCTTCAATGCAGAGAGCATCCCGGGTGAATCCGTCAGACTTCGGAGGCATACCAGTGCTGTGCACCCAGCGCGTTATGCGCCTCTCGCGCAGTCTCTCGATCAGGTCCATCTCTCACCCCTTGCGGATTGCCGCGGCGCAGTCCTGTGCCGTCATCGGGTTGTCGTGGTTGTTCACGCTCTCGCACACCTTCGCGCACCTCTCCCGCTCCTGCGCCACGGCAGCGTCTCGGAAGGCGAGCATCTGGTTGGCGGTGTACGTGCCTGCACTAAACCCGAGGTGATCCAATACGCGGGGCTTCGGAAGCGTCGGGCCGTCTGCCGTGGGTTGACCTGCTGCGGTGGTGTCGTTATTGGCACAGTGCGGACGACCCTTGCAGCCATCGATGCACTTACCTCCATTGAGCCAGCAGTCTTCCGTGGGCTCGGGCTGCGCCAGCGCGGCGCGGAGCCGGTGCTGCGTCCCGTACCAATCGTCCAGCGAGATGGTGCCGGTCGGCACGCTGTGCTCCATCGCCTCCAGCGCCGCCAGCGCGGCCTTGAGAAGATCACTCACGATGCCTCCCATGCTTCGATGAAGTCGATCAGTTCCGAGCATTCCGCGACAGTCAGCGAGGACGTCGGCCTGAACACCACATCGATCCCGTGACCGTCCAGCGCCGGAAGCAGTTCCACGGACTCGCCACGCGCCCTGAGCCACGCCGCTGTCAGCAGGCGCTTCCACGTTTCGATGTCGCGCCGCTTGCCGGCCCACTCGCGGGTGCGTGCGATGTCCGAGATCATCGCGTGCAGCTTGGCGTTTTGCTCCGATGACCTCGTCGCTTCTCGCGCCACGATCTGGATGCGACGTCCTGCGATCAGATGCGGCTTGATCCACTGCCACAGTTGCAGCAGCGTGCTGTGCCCTTGCTGCGCGTTCCAGAGGGTCAGTTGGTGCACACGATCTCCTTGCGCCCAGCCTTGACCGCAGCGTCCTGCGTCTGAGCGATGTACCTCTGTTCAGCGAGTCGCCGGCCGTCTCGCGTCATGTCCACGCAGAGGTCATGCATCGCGTGGCAACCCTGATGCCCCGGGCGCATGGAGCACAGAGGGAAGCACAGAAGGTCGCTTGTCTTCATCGCCACGCCCTTGCCGCTATTCGGATGCGCCGCCTGGCTGAATCCGACGATGCCGCAGCACGCGCAGGGAAGCGTCGCCACCCATCGGCGATAGGACTCGCTGCGAACAGGAGGCGACTTCGGGAACTTCACTTGATCTGCAACGAGCGACGATGCTCGATGTGGGCGCCCGGAACTTCGACCCCGGCCTTGATGGCATCTGCAATCGCCTTCTTGTCCGGTGCTGGCGGCGGCGGTTCAGGGGTCCGCATGAACTGCACAGGGATCAGCCCGGGTTCATCGATGGCGACAGCACTGGACTTGCGGAAACTCAACGAGATTCCCGGGCCTTCGATCTTCTCGATCCCCGCTTCTTCCATGCACCTGTGCAGGTACGAGCGGAGACCATCTGCCCGGTGCTGGATAGCCTTGGCCCTGGCCGACTGATCCTTGATGAACTGCGCGATTGCGTCAGCGGTCACTTCCATGTTCCTAACCATGAAGGCAACCTGCTGCGCCTTGACTTCAAGTTCACCGGACAGTCCTTCGAGCGTATCTGCGACCGTCTGTTCGTCCAGTTCGATATTTGCGAGTTGTTCCGCTGCGGCGCGGTACTCGTTCACAAGAACATAGAGGGCTGTCATGCGTGCTCCTTGGTCTTGGCAGAGGACTTCTTTTCCTCGGCCCATGCGTTGATCTGATCGACGGCGCGGCCGTCGTCTTCGTTCGTTGCCGACTCGATGGCGTCGGAGACGATCTTCTTCAGTTCTCCTACATTCGACGCAGACATGATTGCGGTCTTACGGCCGGCCAGCCATTCGTCGCGGACCTTATTGCGCTTCATGGCCGCATTGCCGTCGTCATCCTCGGGAGCGATGCCACACGCAGCCATCAAGCTGTACCTGCGGGCATACGTTAAAGCGCTGCCGTAGCCCTGCGCGTCGATCTTCTGAGCTGGGACGTGAAGCGGTCCACTGGACAGCATCTCGCCTGATTCGTGGATCAGCACGGTCTCGACGCAGACACCCGTATCGCAGGCGATGTTCCGCTGCATCAGTGCGATGCCGTTGTTGTTCAGGGCATCGATGACCGCTTCGACACAAGCCGATAGGTCCGCGTACTTTGAGCGGAAGTGCGGATTGGTCGCACTCTTCAGCGCAGGTCCGAATGCCTTTTGTGCCTTGACGAAAGCGGCAGATACTTGCTTGGTGTCCATGTCGTCCTCAGAATGGGATCCCGCGCACGACGATGCGCCAGGCGGATTGCAGTGCGTACCGGCGCGAGTGCACGCGGCGGTAAAGGCGGTAGACAGCGACAAAGTCTTGCATGTCAGTCTCGATTGGTGACCCGTGGCCGGCGCAACCCGACCCTATTGCTGCCTGCGTCAACACCGGAAAGTGAGAGGAGATTGCAGGCGCCCACAGCGCACCGCAGCTTCGCGGACGGGTCGTTGATCAGATGCGTGCGACGATGTAGCCGCACAGCGCGGAGAAGCAAGCCAGGCCGATCAGGCAGCCGGCGCCGACCCAGATCAGGTTGGAGAACGTGGCCGGCGCCTGGTCGTCCACGCCGATCTCGGTGCAGGCTTCGGCCGGCGCCGGCGGGTTGTCCAGCGCTTGAGACATGTGCGGCAGGTGCCACGGCTCGAAGTCGTGCGCGTACAGAGGGCCGCTGCTGGGTGTGTCGTTGAGGTTCATCACAGGCTCCACCACGCCACGAGGGCGACAGCGCCGAGCACGCCGAGCGTGCAGGCGAGGATGACGGATGCAAACGACTCGGTGCGCCGCGTGATGCGCTCCACCGGATCCATGCTCGCCGGGTTCCACGACTCGCGGAACGTGCGGCCGTTGATCAGTTGACGGTGCGATGGAAGCGAGTTCATCTCAATCCTCCAACCAGTCGGCGAAAGAGTCGAGGACGAGAGCATTGAAGTCTTGCCTCGCGGCAGCCCACGCGGCATTGCTCGCGGCATTGCTCGCGGCAGCCCTCGCGGCAGCCCACGCGGCATTGCTCGCGGCAGCCCACGCGGCATTGCTCGCGGCAGCCCTCGCGGCAACCCACGCGGCATTGCTCGCGGCAGCCCACGCGGCAGCCCTCGCGGCATCGTCACCCATGATGAAATCAAGAACGACCTGCGGCGGCTCCCACAAATGGACCACCGACAACGCCTGCTGCCGCGCAAAGTGCCGCAACAGCGGGCCCGCATCCATGCGAACGATGATCGTCCGCTCGGTACAGACGAACTTGTCAAGTCCGTGGACGATCTGACCGCCGCACTCCACCAAGCACAGTGTTTCTCCCGGGGCGTACTGGAGCGCCCCCCACGGCTCCAGAGAAGCATGCAGACCTTGCTCGCACAAGATAGGCTTGCCGTCGAAGCGCAACAGCTCACCGTCCTTCGGAACAGGGCGGCCGTCGCGCAGGGTGTCACCCACAAAGTGCCACGCTTTCATTGCGTCGCGTCCTGCACGTCGTCGGCGTACTGCCGGGCCAGCGTGGCGACAATGGCCTGAGCCTGCAGCCTGAGTGTGGCGTGGTTGCACTTCGACGCGGCGCGGATCAGGTCCAGCACCGGGCCGATGTCCATGTCGCACTCGGCGACTTCTTGAATCGTGGAGCGCTCGCGGCTGTACTGCGGGGTCTCGACGATCTTGTCATTGCCGCGCTCGAACTCGCTCAAGAACACGCCGAAGCTGTAGGCGTGCGCCGCTTCGCGGACGGCCTGCGCGGCGTTCGACTCGGGGTTGCGCTCGATGTACTCGGCGCTGCGGATCTCGTCCAGGGTGTCCATGTCGGCTCCAGTGGTTGACCACGCCGCATCCCAGAAAAGATGCGGCTGCGTTCAATGGAAGTTGTTAAGACGCAACTTTGTGGCGATCCATGCGCGGTGATATCGTTCTTCGACCGCATCGGCGGGCCAGTCGCAATCAAGCCATGCGGCAATTCGTTCTCTCTCTGCTGCGGCGCCAGCCTTGATTCCTGCGTGCATTGCTTCGATTTCGGCTTCGCACTGATCGCACGCGGTCCAATTTCCATGTTTGCAGCTCATGTTTTCACCACAGTGGTTGACCGCTATTTGTTGGCGACGATCACAGGCCCAGCGCCTTGCGGGCAATCTCGTCGCACTCGTCGCAGTCCAATTCGCCGCTGAAAGCGGACTCGATGTTGTGGCCCAGCGTTTCGACGGTCCAACCGTCGCACGCGGCGAGACAAGCATCCGCATGGGCGCGAGCGTCTGCCAGCAGGATCACTCGGTCGGCGTCGCTCGACTCCAGCAATGCCATCGACGACGCGCCGAGCATGGCTTGCGCCAGCGGTAAATCGAGCACGCCGGGGAATTTGGCTGCGACGAGGGCTCGGACTTGGTCTGCATTCATATCGGCTCCAGTGGTTGACCACACTCGCATCCCCTCCTCAGAGGGGCAGCGGGTGGGGTCAGGATTGCTTCGACATCAGTCGATAGCGGGTGTCGTCGCCGCGAACGCCGTCGTCGTGACCGTTCAGATAGCACTCGATGGCCGCAGCCGGAAGGCCGGAAAACTTGCGCTGCGCTTGCCGAATCGAGATGAACCGGCGGGACTTGCGTCCGTCCAGATAGCCAAGCACGAAGGCTGTGCGGTTGATGCTGGATTCGTTCATGCTGCTCTCCGGTGCGTTGTCGATGGAGAGACTATAGGCCGCGCTATCGGACCTGTCAATAGGCCCCGCTATGCTTTTGCGAAAAAAAGTCAGCGAGGTTGTAACAGCGATGTAGACCTACCGCTTGCCGCGGCTTCCGCGGCCTGGTCGGGTGCCGAGTGAGGGCGCGGCGGTTCTTTTGCCATCGCCCTGATCACGGCCAGCACATGCGGTCGCTGGTCTTCGGGCATGGCCCGCCACAACCGGACTAGCTCGCTTTCCATCAGCGTTGCCTCGGTGGAGTTGGCGTAGCCCCGAAGGATGAAATCCGGGGAGGCCCCGAACACTCGACAGATTGCCGAGAGTGTGTCACCGCGCAGCTTGACCGTCTTCCCAGACTCGATGTTAGACATCGACGGCTGCTTGATCCCGATCCGCCTAGCGGCTTCAGTGATCGAAAGCCCTTGGGCCTCCCGAAGAGCCTTAATACGAGCGCCCATTGAGGTCATGTATACATGCTGCCTTCAAAAGCCATATCGGGCGCTATTGACAAACGCATAGGCCCCGCTATGATGTCGGGCATGACCAAGGACGATGTGCTCAAGCACTTTGGGTCTCAGCAGAAGGTCGCGGAGGCTCTAGGAATCACGCAGCCGTCGGTGGCGAACTGGGATCGGCATCCGCCTCCTTTGAGGCAGTTGCAGATCGAAGCGCTGACGGCCGGGGAACTCCGCGCTGAACCGGACTGCGACCAGTTCCGGTTTCCGCTGCCTCAGCAAGCCGCAGCCTGATCTCCGCGATCAGAGCACGAACATGAGCAAAGGTCACCATCTGACCCCCACGAGCAAGCCTCGCCCCGCCGCAGTGTGGAGCGCCCATTTCTGCGGCGTCCGTGCGCTGGCCCACATTCGCGCGTGCCCCGCGCCCAACTGACGAGCAGCACATGAACCTCCCGATCCGCGACGACAAACGCACCGAGGAACTGAAGCTGCGGCTGACCGAGCGCGAAATGCTCGACCTGAAACGATTGGCTTGCGAGGACGGCCGCACTGCTTCCGACCTTTGCCGGATTGCACTGCGGCAGTTCATGTACGGCCTTGTCGCTAAGTTGGACGGGCAGCCTTCGGTCGGAGACGAACTGGTGACCTCGTTGATCGACAAGATCGCGCGCCGCCGGATTCCAAAGCGCCGCCGCTGCATCGACGACTGCGCCAAGGCCCGCGACGACCGCGGCCGGTGGCGCCAGCAGCGCAAGTGCGCGCAGCAGCTGCAAGACCTCGGAGCGTCGCCGTCGATCGCTGCCGCAACTGCCGCGGCCGCGCGCAACGTCGGGGCGCACTTGGCCAAGAGGTTCGCGGCATGAAGCGCGGCATCACACGCATTCAAGACCTGTTCGACCGCTCCGAGCGCCGGCCCGGCGACCTGTGCTGGCACTGGCTCGGCGCGATGGTCAAGGGCAGCCCGCGGATCTGGACGTTCGACCACGACCGCGGCGAGAAGCGCTGCATGCCCGGCCCCACCGCGGTGTGGAACATCGCCCACGGCGCCGCGCCCCGAGGCGGCATTCCATACCGATCCTGCGGCTGCACCGACTGCGTCTGCCCGGCGCATATCCGCATTGCAGAGAACACGACCGAGATGCACGCCGCGCTGGCCGCGACCGGCCGCCTGAAGGGCGCGCACCTCGAGGCCCGCCGCGCCAACATCAGGCGCGCCTGGGAAGTCACCGGCAAGACGCCGACGCCCGAGGCCACGGTGCGCCAGATCCTCGCGCGCATCGGATCCGAAACCGGACGAGCCATCGCCCGCGACCTGGGCGTCAGCGAGCAGGCCGTCTCCCGCATCAAGCTGCGCTCACGGCGCGCGGAGGTCACCCCAGCATGAACAAGCGCGGACGGCCTGCGGGCAGCAAGTCGAACAAGTTCGAGCCGCACCAGCGGCCGGCGAAGCAGCAGCACATCGGCACGCCGATCATCACCGCGGCCACGAAGTACAGCTTCCAGGCCGCGCCGGTGGACAGCAGGTTCCAGGTGGCGCCCGGCGAACCCGTGCCGAGCATCTTCTCCTGCCGGCCCGGCATCGACCCGATGACGCTGAAGCCATGGGCATGAAAGCCGCAACCGCCGACCGCCACGCCCAGTCCGTCGAGGACTACCGGCGCAAGTGGCTGGACTACGAGCAGCGCAAGCGCCAATGGGCGCAGCGCAACCCGGGCGCCACGGCCGAGCAGTTTGAGGCCGAGGTGCGCCGGCTGATGAAGGAACTGGGGCTCTAGCCACATGGCGCTTCTGGCCTTCCAACGCCGCAGCAAAGGACACGATCCGGTGACCGACTCGGATGGCGCAATGCCGCCGGAATACCGCGAGACGCTGCGCAAGCCGCCGCACTCGCTCGAGGCCGAGCAATCGGTGCTGGGAGCGCTCCTGCTGGACAACGCCGCGGTGGCGCAGGCCCGCGAGCACCTGGAAGTCGCCGACTTCTACTCGCACGACCACCGGCTGATCTTCGCCGCGATCTGCGACCTGGTGCAGGCCGGCGAACTCGCCGACATCATCACCGTTTTCGAGCGCCTGCGCACGCAGGACCAGGCCGACGAATGCGGCGGCATCAAGTACCTGAACGGTCTGTCGCTGTGCGTGCCTTCTTCGGCGAGCGTGCTGCGCTACGCCGAGATCGTGCGCGAACGCGCATTGCTGCGCCGCCTGATCGCCGCCAGCGAGTCGATCTCGACGCGGGCCTTCGGCAACGAGTCGCCCGGCGACCTGATCGACCAGGCCAAGCTCGAACTGAAGCAGATCGAATCGCGCCGCCTGCCGGGCGCCAACCGCGTGCCGCTGCTGGACCTCGAGGCCCTGCGTTCGACCGCGGCGGCCGTGTCATGGCTTGTCAAGGGCATCCTGCCGGCCGAGTCGATCGGCATGCTGTTCGGCGGCAGCGGCACATTCAAGTCGTTCATTGCCCTCGACGCCGGCCTGCACATCGCGCACGGCATGCCCTGGCTGCGCAAGAAAACGCGGCAGGGTCCGGTCGTCTACATCGCCGCCGAGGGCGGCAGCGGGCTCTACAAGCGCATCCTGGCGTGGCATCGGCAGCACAGGATCAAGGACTGGCGCTCCACGCCGTTCTACGTCGTCCCGGTGGCCCTGGACCTGCAGGCCGACGCCTGGCGCGTCGTAGAGGCCGTCCAGGCCCTTGGTGTGCAACCGGCGATGGTCGTCGTCGATACGCTGTCGCAGACCTATGCCGGCGAGGAGAACAGCGCCAACGAGGTCGCAGCGTATCTGCGCGAACTGGGCGCCCGGTTCCGCAGCCTGTGGCAGTGCGCTGTGATGCTGCTGCACCACAGCGGCCACCTGGCCACTGAGCGCCCCCGCGGCAGCAGCGCGATGCGCGCCAACCTCGACTGGATGTTTGGCGTCTTCCGCGACGAGACAGAGATGCTGGCGACGCTGACCTGTGCGAAGCAGAAAGACAGCGAGCCTTTCGCCGACCTGAGTTTCAACCTTCTGCATGTCGAACTGGGCGCCGACGAGGACGGCGACACGGTCGGGTCGTTGGTGGCGCATCACGTCTGCGACCCCGAGGAGATGCGCGAGATCGTGGCCGAGCAGATCAGCCGCGGTCGCAAGGGCTACGCCGCCACGCTGGTCGATCTCGCCAAGGACGGCATGACCGAGAAGGAACTGCGCGCCGCGTTCTACGAGGCCTGCGACTTGGGCAACAGCGACAGCAAGTCAAAGGCCTACAGGCGAGCGTTCGAATGGGCCAAGAAGTCCGGCGTCCTGGGCGTCGTGAACGGCCGCGTGCAGATCTTCCGCCAAATCTGACCCGGACATAGAAACATGAAAACCGGACACTCGGACAAGCAAGCCGGACATTCTGACACCCGGACATCCTCGCGCGCGCACGCCCTCCTTACGGAGGGATGTCCGGTTTGTCCGGCCGGACAAGAAAACCGGACGGCGGACATTCAAGCCCGGACAAGCCGGACACTGACACCCGCGCTTGCCCCTTCGGGGCGCGGGCGTCCGAGTCCGGAGCCGGCAGCGGAGCAGGGGCAAGCATGACCTGCCCAGACTGCACCACCGCCGAGTCCGTCCGCCGCCACGGCGGATACCGCTCGAGTTGCGCCGGCTGCCAGGCGCGCATGCTGGCCCAGTCGCCCACCTACGCCGCAGCCGAGGCCGCAGGCACCTTCACCGCCGCCTACCGCGCCGCGCTGTCGTCGACCTTCCCGGCCGCCAGCCGCGAGGAATCCCACCAGGCCGTCCGCTTTTGGGCTCGCACCCTGCAGCGCCTGGACGACGAGCATCGCGCCGCAGAGCGGCAGGCGATCGACGCAGCGGAGTGCGAGCGGTGAGCAGCACCCACGCCAAGATGGCCGCCGTGACGCTGATGGTCGTCAAGGCCCCGCGCACGGCCGGCGAACTCGCCCAGCTGCTCGGAATCGATGTGCACACGTCGCTGCACATCCTGAACGCGCTGGTCGAGGAGGGGCTGGTCGACGACTCCCAGACCCGCCCGCGCAAGCATGTCGGAGGGAAAGCTCCGCGGCTCTACAGGTGGACTGGGGGTGCGGCGTGATCCTCGCAATCGACCCAGGCACAACGCAGTCCGGCTGGGTGCTGTTCGACGCCGGCCGCGTCCGCGCATCCGACGTGTCACCCAACGACTTCGTCCTGGAGCGCATCCGCAACATCGGCGGCTACATCGCGGCAGGGCTGCACGAGCCGGTGACGCTTGCCGTCGAGCGTTTCGAGGCCCGCGGCATGCCGATCGGTGACGAGTCGGTCGAGACGATCCTCTGGACCGGCCGCTTCGTCCAGGCCTGGCACAAGCCCGACCAGGTCGTCCGCATCAAGCGCAGCGCCGTCAAGCTGGCCCTGTGCGGCAGCGCGCGCGCCAAGGACGCGAACATCCGGCAGGCGCTCATCGACCGGATCGGCGCACCAGGCACCAAGAAGCACCCAGGCCCGACCTACGGAGTCACATCGCACGCCTGGGCCGCGCTGGCGGTTGCCGTCGTGGCGACGCAGCAGAGGCAGGAGGTAGCAGCATGACCGCCACCGTTACAAAAACGAAACGCAAACCCACGGGAGCGGCCGCAATGGGCGCTGGCCCAGGTCGCCCGAAGGGATCGCACAACAAGGTGACGCGGGAACTGAAGGACATGATCCTCGGAGCCCTGGACAACGCGGGCGGCGTCGCTTACCTGACGGAGAAGGCACTCGACCCGAAGACCGCCAGCGCCTTTCTGACGCTGGTCGGCAAGACGCTTCCGCTGACGGTCAAGGGACCAGGCGAAGGCGGCGCACACGTCTTCCAGAAGATCATCGTCGAGGTGGTCAAAGCCAAGTGACGGAGATGCGAGTCCGAGTTCCAGAGGCTTTCATGCCTTTGGAGCAGCCCGGACGGTACTTCGGCGCGCACGGTGGTCGAGGATCGGCGAAGTCGCACTACTTCGCGGGCAGATGGTTGCGCCGGTCGGTACAGGACCGGTTCGACTGCGTGTGCCTGCGCGAGATCCAGCGGTCGCTTGAGTTCTCGGTGAAGAAGCTGCTGGAGTCGAAGATTGCGGCCCACAACGCTGGGGCCTACTTCGAGGTTCAGGACAGGCGCATCAAGTCCGTGCACGGTGGCGTGACCATCTTCGAGGGTCTTCAGAACCACACGGCCGACTCGATCAAGTCGCTGGAGGATTTCCACGCCGCGTATGTCGAGGAGGCGCACAGCCTGACAGACCGCAGCCTGACGATCCTGCGCCCGACGCTGCGAGCGGCCAATTCGGAACTGTGGTTTGCCTGGAACCCTGATCTTCCGACTGACCCGATTGATCTGCTGCTTCGGGGCGAGAACAAGCCACCAAGGGCGCACGTCGTCGAAGTGTCATATGAGGACAACCCGTGGCTTCCTGTCGAACTGCGCGAGGAACTGGAGTACGACCGCAGGCGCGATCCCGACAAGTACGCGCACGTCTGGAAGGGCGACTACCGCCGGAACAGCGAGGCCCGCGTTTTCAAGAACTGGAAGATCGAGGAGTTCGAGCCGCAATCGGAATGGCTGCTTCGGCAGGGCGCGGACTGGGGCTTCAGCGTCGATCCGTCGGTACTGGTGCAGTGCGCCATCGTCGGCAGGACGCTGTACGTCATCCACGAGGCATATCGCGTCGGCTGCGAGGTGGACTTCCTGCCCGACCTGTTCCGCACGGTGCCTGATGCGGAGCGCTGGCCGACCATCGCGGACTCGGCCAGGCCCGAGACCATCAGCTACATGCAGCGCCACGGGTTCCCGAAGATGCTAGCTGCGGTCAAAGGGGCTCGGTCGCTTGAGGAGGGCATCGAGTTCCTGCGCTCGTTTGACATTGTCGTCCATCCTCGCTGCCGGCACACGGCTGACGAACTGACGGCGTATTCCTACGAGACCGACCCGCTGACGGGCTTGGTGCTGCCGAAGCTGCGGGACAAGGACAACCATGTGATCGACGCGCTGCGGTACGCCTGCGAGGGCGCACGCAGGGCAAAGAAGCGGCCAGCGGCTGAACCAGAGCAGGCAGAGGAATCGATGTACGGCGATGGAGGATGGATGGGATGATCGTGGACTTCGAGGCGATTCCGGCGCAGCAGGAGCAAATCCACGCGCGGCTGCGGAACTGGGCACGCTGGTGCCGCGGCAGGCCGACCAGCAACGCCGCGCCGATCTTCCGGCTGTACAGGTCGACCGACATCCACGAAGGGCACAACACGACGGTGCCGGTGGACGGTCTGGACGCCGCGCGCATCGCCAAGGGCATTGGCGGGCTGCCAGAGTCGCACCGGCACGGGTTGCAGTGGTACTACGTCCACCCTGTGGCGCCGACCCGCGCAGCCAAGACTTTGGGCTTGACGCTGGCGGGGCTTGCGGAGTTGGTGATCGACGGACGGACGATGCTGATCAACAGGAGGGCATGAGATGCCGCGACCGCGAAAGACTCAAGCGCAGGAGCAGCCGGCGCATCAAACGCCGCAGCTGCGCCTTCAGCCGGTGCGACCCGATGCATTGGGCGGACGGATCGCCGTCGCCACGGTGCCGCCGTTCGCCTATGTGCTCCAGTTGTTCGATGCCGACAGTGGCGTGTGGACTGACGTCCCAACATCACAGGCGGCTTGACACGCGCCCCGATTTGTGTAAAGTCGCGTCCAACCCGCGACGCATCAGCACAGGCAGGCCCGTCCCTTTGTGGAGGCGGCGGCGCCGGTAGCTCAGACTGAAGAGCCCTCTTCGGAGGGCTTTTGCCGTTTCTGGGCGCGCAAAACCGGAAGCACGACCATGCCGATGAAGCTTTACCGCGCCGACTTGAGCGGCGGCCGTTGGGTCAACCAGGAACTGGGCGCAAACGCCCCGGGCCTCGGTACCGCGGAACTGCTGCTGCAGAACATCCTGGTCGAACTCCGCGTGATCTCGGCGCTGCTGGAATCCTGGTGCCAGGCGCCTATGCGCTGTGGGTGACCCCGGGCCAGGCGTCGGTTGCCGGCCTGTGGTTCAGCTTCCAGTGGGAAGAGGTGCCGATCCAGGCCTGACGATGATCAACGGACACCGGCAGTCGGAAGGCGCATCGCTGCGCGTGACGTACAGCCAGGCTGTGCCGCCGCATTTGCGCGGCAAGGTGCGCGAGGTGTCCTCGTTGATGGTGGATCAGGCGGTGCGTGGTCACGGCCACGCCACGCGGATGATGCGCGACGTCATGAGCGAGGCCGACGCCGAAGATCTGGCGCTGCTGGTGGTCGTCGAGCCGTTCGACGACTCGCCGGTCGATGCTGTGGCCTTGAGGGGTTGGTACTCGCGCATGGGCTTCGTCGAGATCCAGTCCGAGCCTTGCGTGATGGTGAGGATGCCGCATGGCTGACGACGCGAAGCCCGCGGCAGCTTCCGACGACGACGCGATCCTGAAGGAAGCGCGCGACCGGTTGGCGCTGTGCATCAAGCACGACGCCGAGAACCGTCGCGAGGCGATGGAGGATCACCGGTTCGAGGCGGGGGAACAGTGGCCCGACGACATGCGCCGGCTGCGTCAGGTCGAGCAGCGGCCGTGTTTGACGATCAACAAGTTGCCTGCGTTTGTGCATCAGGTGATCAACGAGCAGAGGCAGAACAGGCCGAGCATCAAGATCCACCCCGTCGATTCGGTGGCGGATCCTGAGACCGCAGAGGTTATCCAGGGCGCGGTGCGGTACATCGAGTACAACTCGAACGCCGACACAGCCTACGACACGGCGGTCCAACACGCCACGATCGGCGGGTTCGGTTACTTCAGGTTGGGCACGGAGTATTGCTCCGACGACTCGTTCGACCAAGAGATCCGCATCCGTCGGATCCAGAACCCGTTTTCGGTCTACACCGACCCGTTCGCCCAGGAGCCCGACGGGTCGGACATGGCCTACTGCTTTGTCACGGAACTGGTGCCGAAAGACGAGTTCAAGTTGCAGTACCCGGATGCACAGGCCGGATATGCCGAGTCGTTGACCGTTGGAGCGGGTGACAACGCAGTCATCTGGATGTCGGACGACTCGGTTCGCGTGGCCGAGTACTACCGCATCAAGCTGACGCCGCGGACGCTGTGCCGGCTGAACACCGGGGACGAGGGCTACGAGGACGAACTGCCCAAGCCGCTGCCCGATGGCGTGGCAATCGAGAAGCGCCGCAAGGTCGATGTCCGCACGGTGGAGTGGTTCAAGGTGACGGGCGCCGACGTGCTGGAGCGCACCGAGATTCCGTGCAAGTGGATTCCGGTCTTTCCGGTCTACGGCGACGAGTGCATCGTCGATGGGCGCATCCGCAGGAATGGCATGGTCCGCTGGGCGCGCGATCCGCAGCGCATGTACAACTTCTGGATGACCAGCGCGACGGAAGAGGTGTCGCTGCGTCCGAAGACGCCGTTCATCGGTGCCGTGGGTCAGTTCGACACGGCAAAGAAGGCGTGGAACCAAGCAAACACGCGCAGTTTTTCGTTCATCGAGTACGACCCGATCGACGTCAACGGGCAACTGGCACCCCCGCCTCAACGTCAGCCGATGGCCGACGTGCCGACAGGTGTTCTTGCGATGGCGATGCACGCCAGCGACAACATCAAGGCGACAACCGGCATCTTCGACGCCTCGCTCGGGGCTCAAGGCAACGAAACCTCTGGCCGCGCGATCAACGCCCGGCAGCGGGAAGGCGACACGGCGAATTTCCACTTCTCCGACAACCTGGCGAAGACGATTCGTCAGTGCGGCCGGTGCATCGTGGACATGCTGCCGAAGGTGTACGACACGCCGCGGATGCTGCGGATCCTCGGCCCCGACGAAAAGATGGAGTCGGTGCCCGTCAACACGCCGAACCTCGAGGGCAAGCCAAACCAAGCCGGCGCCATCAAGCAGGTCTTGCACGATCTGACGGTTGGGAAGTACGACGTCACCATCGGAGTGGGTCCGAGCTACACCACGCAGCGTGCAGAGGCTGTGGACGCAATGATGCAGGTCGGGCAGTCGTGGCCCAACATCTGGCAGATCGCGGGCGACAAGATCATCCGCGCGATGGACTGGCCGGATGCCGACGAGATCGCCGACCGGGTTGCGAAGACGCTTCCGCCTCAGTTGCAGGACAACCCGCCGGAACAGCAACAGATCCCGCCGCAGGTCCAGCAGGTTCTGCAGCAGGCAGCGCAGGAGATCCAGCAGCTTCAGCAGGCACTACAAGAGGCGCAAAGCGGCATCGCGCTGAAGCAGGTCGAGACGACCAGTCGGGAACGCATCGCGCAACTGCAGGAAGACACGAAGCGCTACATCGCCGACACGACCAACGACGTCAAGCACGACATCGCCGAATTGGCAGGCGCGGTGCAGTTGCTTGCCAAGCAGATTCGACCGCCGCCGGACCTATCGATGGCGGTCAGCGAAGACCTCGCCGAAGACGACAAGGAGGCCCCGGAAGGGGCCTTCGGCGTTTCTGGCGCCTGATTCCTCAACAACCGCTTGCCGGGTTAGCGGCATGACCATGACGAACCCTGAAACCGTCGACCCCGAGCAGACGTTAAACGCTCCTGAGCCCACGCAAACCGCCCCGGAAGTCGTGACCCCGGACGCCGAAGCGGCACCTGATCAAGCGGAACCGAAGGCCGAGTCCCACGAGGACGACGCCGACAAGGCACGCCGCGCGATGCAGCGCCGAATCGACAAGCGAACCGCCGACCTGTACCGCGAGCGCGCCGAGAAAGAGCAGCTTGCGCAAAGGCTGGCGGCACTGGAAGCCCGAGCAAGCGGGCAGCCTGAGCAGCAGCAGCAGATCGACCCCGTCGCCCTCGCACGCGAGATCGCGACCGTCGAGCGCGTCACCGAGAAGTCCAACAGCGTCGCCAAGGATGGCGAGGCGCGGTTTGCCGGCGAGTTCCGCGAGTCCTTGAGGACCGTTGCGGAAGAAGCGGGCCCGCTCTTCGACCAGCGCGGTCGCCCGACGGCCATCGGTGAGGCGGTACTCGACGCGGAAGACCCTGCGGGATTGCTGCACTACCTGGGGAAGAACCCGGACCTGGCTGCTGACCTGCAAGGACTTTCACCGGCAGCACTGGGCCGTCGCATCGGGCGCATCGAAGCGCAGATGTCGGCCAAGACGCCCAAGCCGGTCAGCAAGGCACCGGAACCAGCAAAGCCCATCGCGGCGAACCGAAGCGGGAAGACCGACCTCAGTTCGATGTCGATGGAGGAATACGTCGCTGCGCGAAAAGCGCAGGGCGCGCGCTGGGCACGTTGATTCGCTGACCTCATCGTCAAACGGGCCGCCTTCGGGCGGCTTTTTCGTTTCAGAGGCAAATCATGGCCAACTCACTGGCTACCTGTTCGATCCTGGCGAAGGAAGGTCTCGCCGTTCTGGAGAACATGCTGGGCTTCGCGTCCGGCGTGAATCGTGACTGGGAGGAAGAGTTCACGGGCAACCAGGCCCGCGGCTACAGCCCCGGCACCACCATCAACATCAAGAAGCCGCCGCGCTACACCTACCGCGCGGGCCGCGTGTCGGTGCCGCAGAGCACCACGGAATCGACGGTTGCGCTGACCCTGTCGCAGGGCGGTACGGACATGTCGTTCCTGTCGATCGAGCGCACCCTGAGCCTGCAAAGCATGGAGCAGAAGCTCCAGGCCGCGATGGCGACGATCGCGAACGAAATCGACCGTCAGGGCCTGCATACGGCGTGGCAGAACACCTTCAACCTGGTGAACGACACCGGAGCCCTGCCGACGTCGACCATCAGCGCGGTGCAGATCATGACCAACGCCAACAGGCGCCTGGACGAGATGGCCGCGCCGCGCGACAAGATGCGGCAACTGGTCGCCGGTCCCGCCTTGAACGGTGGCCTGGTGTCCGGTCTGTCGGGTCTGTTCAACGCGCAGCCGCAGTTGAACCGCCAGTACGGGTCGGGTCTGGTGGTGGACTCTCTGGGCCTGAACTTCGCGCTGGACCAGAACATCTACACCCACGCCAACGGCGCGGCGACGGCGTCGAACGTCAACGGTGCGAACCAGACCGGTTCCACGGTGACGGTCAACGCCATCGGCGGCGGCACGCTGACCAAGGGCACGGTGATCAACCTGCCGGGCTGCTTTGCGGTGAACCCGCAGTCGCGGCAATCGACCGGCGTGCTGATGGACTTCGTGGTCACGGCTGACGTGGCGCAGAACGGGACTTCCATCCCGATCAGCCCGGCCATCGTGACCTCGGGCGCGTTCCAGAACGTGTCGGCTTCGCCCACGTCGGGCTCGGCCTTCACGATCCGCGGCGCGGCCAGCACGTCCTACGGCGTGAACGTGGCGTACCACAAGGACGCCTTCACGCTGGCCTGCGTGCCGATCTGGACCCCGGCGAAGGGCGTCATCGACTCGTCGATGGCTTCCTACAAGGGCCTGAACATGCGCGTCGTGCAGTTCTACGACGGCGTGAACGACAACTCGATCTTCCGCTTCGACGTGGTGTTCGGCTGGGCTGCGACCTACCCGGAACTGGCGGTCAAGATCTACAACGTCTGATCGGAGAACATCATGGCTGTCCTTCTGACTCGTGCCTACGGCTCCAACGCCGTCGGCGCAATCCTGATCGCCGACTCGTCCACCGAGGCCGCGCTGATCGCCCAGGGCTACGGCACCGCCGCAACGGGCTTCCCGTCGCAGTCCAACACCTACCTGACGGACACCCCGCTGGGGCAGGTGACGCAAGGCGGCAACGTGTCGTTCCAGGTGTCTGGCGGCATCACGGTGCCGACGACCCCGCAGGGACCGCGCATCCTGCCGAACTTCGTACTGACGGCGTTCGCGTCGGCCGGCACGAACAAGACCCTCGTCGCCGGTACGATCTACCGCAGCGAGATCTTCGTTCCGCACCTGGCGACGTGGACCGGCATCGGCGTGCTGACCGGCACGACGGGCGGCACCGACAACGGGCTGATCGCCCTGTACGACTCGGCTGGCGCGCTGGTGACGTACTCGGCGCTGGCCGGCGTCGTGGTCGGTTCGGGCAACACGATGCAGAACCGCGCGTTCGTCAACCCGGCCGGCACGGCGACTCCCGTCACCCTGCTGCCGGGCCGGTACTTCATCGCCTACCAGCAGAACGGCACGACCGCGACGCTGCGCACCATCAAGGCGGTGGACGGAGGCAACTGGATGACCGACAGCACCGCCGGCACGTTCGGCACGCTGCCGGCGTCGATCACCGCGCCGACGACGTTCACCGCGGACGTCGGCCCGATCGGCTGGCTGTACCAGTAAGCGGCACGGGCGGGCCTTTCGGGGCTCGCCCTCTTTTCTGGGGGCCGCATGACCACAGCACTCGACCTCATCACAAGGTCGCTCAAGCTCGCCAACATCCTGGGCGAGGGGCAGACGCCGTCGTCCGAGCAGGCGACTGGCGCGCTGGACACGTTCAACGAGATGCTGCAGGGGTGGAACCTCGACAGCCTCGCGCTGTGGGCCACGTCCAACGAGGACGTGACGCTGATCCCCGGGCAGTCTGTCTACACCATCGGCTCCGGCGGCGATTTCGCCGTTGATCGCCCGGTGCAGATCAACAGCCTGTACCAGACCTACCAAGGCGTGACGTTCAGGATCGACCTGATCAATCAGGACGAGTACAACCTGATCACGCTGAAGACGCTTTCGCAGCCGATCGTTCGGTACTGCCTGTACGTCAACGACTACCCGCTGGGGAAGATGACGTTGTGGCCGGTGCCCTCGGTGGCGAACACGCTCACCCTGAGCGTCGACCGTCTCATCGCCACGGTGCCGTCGGTCGCGACGACCATCACCGCACCTCCCGGCTACATGCGCGCCTTCCGCGCAAACCTCGCCGTCGAACTCTGCCCGGAGTACGGGCGCGAGCCGTCCCCTGCATTGCTTCAAGCAGCGCGGGATTCGTTCGCCGACATCAAGCGTGGCAACTGGCAGCCGACCGTGAGCGAGTTCGACCCTGCGCTGATCGGCGCACCCACCGGCCTTGCCGGCTTCCTGCAAGGGTACTGACAATGACCATCACGCTGAACTTCGCCTACGCAACCTATGCGGCAGGCGCGACCGTTGATCTGGACAACGCGACGGAAGCGGCGCTGGTCGCTCAAGGGCGGGCCGCGTACACAACCAACCCGGGGACGTACTTCGGGCCGCTGACGGCTGCGGAACAGCAGAACCTGCGGGACTGCGGGGCGGGTGATGGAACGCTGACCTCAACGATGGTGTCGGCCCTGGCGCGCAGCGTGCGGGCGTCGTACCTGCTCAACGCCATTCCCGACTTCCTGGTGGTCGCCAATCCGACCGTTGCGCCGACGGCAACCGTTGACGCCAACATCGTCGCGGGCAAGTTGGCCGTTGGCACCTACAACTACTGCTATACCTTCCTGACTGCCGATGGAGGCGAGACCGCGCCCAGTCCGGTCTCGTCGAACGTCGTGGTGTCGGGCGGCGCGCGGCAGGTGTTCCTCACGATTCCCATCAGCAGCGATCCTCGCGTGGTGTCGCGGCGCGTGTACCGGACGACTCCAAGCAATCCAACGCCTGCGGGGCACACGGCGGCCAACATTACGGGCGAGTATTTCCGCGCGAGCAGCGGAAGCATGGACATCCTCGACAACACGACGACGTCCTTCACCGATGGCACGGCCGACACGTTCGTCGGGAACCGCAGGCCCTACGACAACACCACGGGCCGGATGTGGCGCCGCGACGGTGCGAGTGGGTCCAACGTCCGCATGGGGTGGATCGGTGAGACCTGCACCATCATCGGCTATCTGGCCGGCCCCGTTCAGACGAACGTCAACGGCGGCGCGAACCTGAAAGACTCGACCTTTATTGGAGCGAAAGCCGGAAACGGGTTGATCGGCACCGACCTGAGCGGAGGCAACTACAGCGGGACTATCGCAATCGGGTCGGGCGCCATTGGGGCTGGCGCGTCAAATTCGGACATTCAAACGTCGGTCGTGATTGGGACAAATGCCTGCGGCTTGAAGACCAGCGGCAGCCAGTGCATTTCGATTGGCACATCTTCGGCCAGCAACTCCACCAGCGCTCCGCGGTTTGCGGCAATCGGGACGCACGCCGGCATCGCGTGGACGACCGGCGGTTCGTATTCGATCTACCTGGGGAATTACTGCGGCGACGAGCGCGTCGGCGGCACCGGCACCATCCTGAGCACGGCGACGGCGGTCAGCCAACTGGCCATCGGCTTCGGCACCTACATGCCCAGCGTCGATCACATCGGCGTCATCGGCAGCCAGGACACGAACGGCTACATCGCCCGCTTCTACCTGGGGTCCGGGTACGAAGTGGGCACGCCTCGGGCCGTCACGGTCAGCGCGACGACCGGCGTGGGCACCGACATCGCTGGATCCGACATCCGAATTGCCGGCGGCGAAAGCACCGGGGCAGGGACGGCCGGAAACGTCATCATCAGCGGCGCCCCCAAGGGCGCTTCGAGTTCGACGAAGAACACGCAGACCGACTGGTGGACCTTCAACGCCGAAGGGTTCATCACCATCAAGCAGGTGGCCGCGGCCAACGTCCCGACACCTGCGGCCGGTTCGATCAACCTGTTCCTTGACTCCGGTGACGGAGCGTTCAAGTACCGCAACTCGGCCGGCGTGCTGAAGGTCATCCAGGTGGTGTGATGCTTCCCTTCGTCGGTCCCAGCTACCAACTCGCCACCCGCAAGGCGAGCGTGCAGAGATCGGTCAACCTGTTCTTGGTCGGGATGGAGACGCCGTCAAAGGCGCCGTTCATCTTGCAGAGTGTCCCAGGACTCGTGCAGTTCGCTGCGATGGGGGCCGCGGTGCGGGGCATGTTCGAGGCTGCCGGGCGTTGCTTCGTGGTCGCTGGAAACACCCTGTACGAGTTGAACTCGGCCGGCGTTAAAACGGCGCGCGGCGTGCTGTCGTCCAGCAGCGGCCCGGTGGATTTTGCTTGGGGGCGCACGCAGCTGGTGGTGGTGGATGGTGCCAACGGCTACGTCCTGACCCTGGCTACCAACGCTTTCGGAGCCATCACGGACGCCGACTGGCTTGGGTCTGATCGGGTCGCGTATCTGGACGGATATTTCATCTTCGCGCAGCCGGGGTCGGATGTGTTCTACATCTCGGCGATCGACGACGCGACAAACCTCGATTCGCTGGACTTTGCCCGAGCGGAAGCGTCCCCGGACACCATCGTGTCGCATGCGGTCAATCACCGCGAAGTGTGGTTTGTCGGAGAGAAGACGACCGAGGTGTGGTTTGACTCCGGGGCCGCGGACTTCCCGCTGTCTCGCAACTCGGCCGCAATGCTTGATGTAGGGTGCGTCGCGACGCATTCGTTGCGTCAGGTGGACAACGCATTGATCTGGATTGGCCGCGACGCGAACGGGTCGGGCCTTGTGTACAGGTCGATGGGCTACCAGGCCGCGCGGATCAGCACGCTCGCAGTGGAGCAGGCCCTCCAGGCCAGCACCGACCTGTCGTCGGCGGTGGCCTATGTGTACCAGTCCAATGGGCAGACATTTTGGTGCGTCAACGCGCCCGGCATTACTTCGACGTGGTGCTATGAGATCGCCAGCCAAGCGTGGCACGAGCGCTGCGATCTGGACGCTTTGGGGCAATTTGCTGTGCACCGGGCGAACTATCACGCCTTTGCGTTTGGGTATCACCTCGTCGGCTGTGACTCCGGGGTGGTGTACCGCATGGATCCGACGTTCAACCTGTTCGGGGAAGACCCGATCAAGCGTTCGCGCATCTCTCCGAACGATGTGTCGCCCAGCCGGGACCGGATCTACTTTCGACGGTTCACGCTTGACTGTGTGACCGGCGGCGCCGGGTCTTCCATCACATCGGTCCCTGCCGAATTGAGCTGGAGCGACAATGGCGGCATGACGTGGGGCAATCCTGTGTCCCGCTCGATCGGCTTGACGGGAGAGTACCTGCCGCGCGTGGAGTGGACGCAGCTCGGGTGCGGCCGCGACCGAGTGTGGCGCGTGGACTGTTCCGCAAACGCGCCGTTCTCGATCATCGAGGGGATGGCGGAATGACCGTCCTGCAGCAGTTTTCCCCTCCGGGCGCTCCGTGGGTGGACCCTCAGACCGGCATGCTGACGATGTCGGCGAGTGTGTGGCTGAGAGACCTGTACCTGCGCGTCGGCGGGTCTGTCGCGCCGTCGAACAACGACCTGGCTGTCACCGAGTACGCCGACGCCGGCATCGAAGAAACCAAGGCCGAACTCGCTGCTCTGGCCAACACTGCGATGCAACAGCCCGCTGCCATTCCGCAGGCACAGGACTTCGTGCCGGATGAAGTGGGCGCCTTGCGCGCCGAGCTTGCCGCGGCGATCGCCCGAATCGAAGCGCTGGAACAAGGGACATCACTGTGACCACGACATCAAAGCCGCTGATTTCGGCAAAGTACGCAGCCAATGCGGACACGACGGAGTACACCGCGGGGACCGCGACGCGGACCATCATCGACAAGCTGACCGGATACAACTCGGACACCGTCACCCAGACGCTGACGGTCAATCTCGTGGCCTCTGCGGGGGCGGCCGGTGCGTCGAACATCATCGTCGTCAAAGCAATCAGCGCGGGCGAGACCTACACCTTCCCCGAGATCGTCGGGCATGTGCTGGAGGCGGGCGGGATCATCTCGATCAAGGCGTCGGCTGCGAGCAAGATCGTGATCCGCGCCAGCGGTCGCGAGGTGACCTGATGCACCCCGGGGCTTTGCTGATGTCGCAGACCGCGGCGACGGGCGCAATGAGCCTTGGGGCCAGCCCGGCGACGTTCACCGCGGCTTCCTCGGGTTGCGCCTACGTTGCCGGCGGGACGGTGTCCAAGATCGAGCACAGCCGCGGCGGCGTGACCACGACGCTGGGCATCACATCAGGCACTGTGAGGCTTCGCGCGTCCGATGCGGTGACCGTGACCTACACGGTGATTCCGACGACGGCAGTCTTCGTGCCGGATTGAGGACTGAACATGGCAACGATTCCTTGGTCGCTGAACGGGCTGTCCGCAGGGTCGCCGTATGTGGCTGGTGCTCCCGCCGGTTCCTGGGCCGACGACTGGGCGCGGATGATGGGCTACAGCGGAAACCCGCTGGTCACTCCCACGGCTGACGAGCACTACCAGGCCCCGGCGACGCTGGATCCGGCGTTCATCGACTACGCCAACCAGCACGGCTACCAGTTCGGGACTCGCGGCCTGAACCGCAACGACTCGGAGACCGGGCTTTTTCAGAACGGGCAACTGGTCGGCTCGAAGGTGTATCGCAACACGCTACGCGACTCCGGGTTCAACCGGGCCGTGGACAGGTATCTGCCGGTGGCCCTGGCCGCGATGGGCGGCTACGGGGCGATGGGTGGATTTGGGGCGGCACCTGTGGCGCAAGGCGGTTCCGTCGATGCGTTGATGTCGCAGATCGTCCCCGGCGAATTGTCAGCGACGGGCGGCGTCGCAGAAGGGATGTTCCCGAATATGGCTGTCGGACCTGTCGGTGAGAACGCGGGCGCTGGCGTACTGGAAACGCTCGGCGACAACTTGGGCCAAGTGGGGGCCGTCGGTGCGCCTGCTGGAGGTGCCGGCACGGCGCTGAGTTCGGGCGGCGGATCGTGGCTGTCGAGCCTGTTCCCGTCGTTGAGCGGATCGCCGCTGGGCAAAATCTCCAACGGGCAACTGCTGAACGTCGGCGGCAATCTGGTGTCGGGGTTCCTCGGCGCCGATGCCTCGCGGCGCGCGGCCAATGCGCAACTCGACGCCTCGCGGGAGGCCAACGGGCTGACCAAGTCGATCTATGACCAGCAGAGGGCCGACTTCGCACCGTACCGCGAGGCGGGTGTCGGTGCGCTGGCGCAGATCCAGAACCTGTTGCGCAACCCCAACGCGATCACCGAGCAGCCCGACTACAAGTTCGGCCTTGACCAAGGCACGCGGGCGCTGAACGCGGGGGGCGCTGCCCGAGGGATGACTTACAGCGGGGCGCAGGGCAAGGCGCTGACCCGCTACGGGCAGGACTACGCCGGCACCAAGCTGAACGACTCGTACAACCGGCTCGCGAGCATCGCGGGCATTGGTCAACAGGCCACGAACGCCACGTCGAACGCGGGCGGCAACTACGGAGCGCAGGTCGGCAACAACATCATCGGCATGGGCAACGCTCAGGGGTCGTCCTACGTCGGCGGCGCAAATGCCTGGGGCGGCGCCATCGGTAATGCGCTGCAGAACTACCAGCAGCAGCCGATGCTGGATGCGTGGATGAGGCGCTACGGCGGGGGGAACTGACATGCCCATCGATTCGAGCATTGCCCTTCAGGTTCGGCCTTTCCAGATGGAGGCGCCGGCCAACCAGTTGATGCGCCTGATGCAGATGCAGCACATGCAGCAGCAGGGCGACCTGGCTGATGTGCAGGTGCAGCAGCAACGACAAGCGCTGGAGGATGACCGCGCGATCCGGCAGGCGCTTCAAGGCGTACAACCCGGCGAGGGCTACCTGCCGAGCGTGGTCAACAAGTTGCAAACGGTCGGGAATCCGGCGGCGCTGAAGCAGGCGCAGGCGTTGCAGGCGGCGGAAGTGGAACGGCAGTTCAAGGCCGCGGAAACCGCCAGGGCAAATGCGGCAGCCGGCAAGGACACGCAGGCCACGACCGAGGCGAAGCGCAAGGCGGCAATGGCCGAGATTGCAAGCCTGAACGGCCCGGATGACGCGATCCAGCACATCAGCCAGCAGGTCACTGCCGGCGCGTTCCCGATGCAATACGCGACCGCTCTGACGAACATGATCAAGAGCGACCCGAAGTGGCAGGTCAAGTTGCTACTCGCCGCGGCCGACCCGGCAAAGGCCGCGGAACTGCTGATGCCGCAACTTGGCAACGAGGATCAGGGCGGCACTCGCGTGTTCACCTCTCGGGACAAGTTGACCGGCGCGGTGACGACCAACGCATCGATTCCGATCACGCAAAGCGCAAACAACGCGGCGACCAACGCCACAAGCCGCGAGAACAACCGCGACACCATCGCAAAGGATTTGCAGGTCGCAGGCATTGCGCCGGGCGGCGGGTTGGACGACAACGCCGAGCGCACGGCGCAGGCGATCGCCAGCGGGCAGTTGCCGGCCCCCACGGGCATGGCGCTGCTGAACCCCAAAAATCAGCGCATCCTCGGGCGGGTCATGGAGATCAACCCGGACTACGACTCGACGACGGTGGACGCGAAGAGGAAGGCGGCGCGAGACTTCACCTCGGGTCCGCTGGGGAACGCGCTGCGCTCCGTCGCCACAGCGAACGCGCACCTCGACCAACTGGGCGAGCTGGCCGACGCACTGCAGAACGGGAACATGCAGGTCGTCAACCGGGTCAGCAACTGGTACAAGCAGCAGACCGGCGAGGCGGCTCCTACCAACTTCGACGGCGTGCGCAACATCGTCGGCCAGGAAGTGGTGAAGGCGATCGTCCCAGCGGGTGGGTCGCTTGCCGAGCGCGACGAGGCGGCAAAGGCCTTTTCGCGAGCCAACAGCCCGGCGCAGTTGAAGGAACTGATCCAGCACTTCCGCATGGTCATGGGCGCGCAGCAAAAGAACCTGCTCGAACAGCGCCGCGCG